CTTGGAACTGTGGAATCAGATCATGAAGTGCAACGATTGTTTCATTCAAAGGTGTACCTGATAACTCAAGTCCAAATGGTGTGAGATCACGAGCAGTATAATCTCTGTATCCACCTACAATACGGAAGATGTTCAACATCTGCTCATTCAACTCTTTGATACGAGTCTGACTTGTGAAAAGATTCATCAATGAAAATTGATTTTCAACAACCATCATGTTATCTTTTGCTTCATATAATGGTGCAGCATATCCAGTCTCATCACGATCTGTTTTAGGATATGAAGTAGTGAAAGCATAAACATCAAACGGAATCTGAACTTTCTTACAGAACCACATTAGATTGTATAACTGCTTGATTGTATCCATCATCACATGAGACATTGAACCAGACCAATCAAGTATGAATACAAGGCCATGATTCTTACCTTCGGGAATCACAGAAACTTTCTTGAATAGATCTTCATTGTACTTGTAAGTATGTAACTTAGTTGTATCAAGAACACCAGTGCGACTTGTTGTAGCACGAGCATACGCAGATGCAGACTTCTTACACTCAAACTCTTTGACAAGATAGTTGACTTCTTTCTGTGCAGACTTCTTGAAATTGGCAAAGTCTTTCTCAGTTTCATCAAGGTACTTCTTCATACCATACTGATCATAGTAGTCCCAATGTCTTTGATCAACTACTAACTTCTTCTTCTCTTGCTCCTCTGCTTTTTTCTGTGCCTCAACTAATCTCTCATGACACTTTTGATGTATCTCTTCATTAGGGATAATCACTCTGTCAACATCAAGTTTTGGTAACTCAAGATAAACATTCTCTCTTGCACCTTCATTTGTTAAGTTCCTAAGTGCCTCATCAAGACTCTCAACTGTTTCTGCAGATACTTCAGTAACACCCTCATGTCCACCAACATGTGTATCAACTGTAATCTCTGCCTCTTCTTGCTTTTCACCATCATCATCAACATCGCCATCATCATCACCTTCGGAATCAGTATCAACTGCTTCTGATCTTGTGCCTGTCATAGGTCTCTCACTATCACCATCCTCATCAAGTTCAAGATCGAAGTTAGAGAAATCTTCTATCTCTTCCTTCTCTTTTCTTTGCTCCTCTGCAAGACAGTAATCATATAATGCTTTAGCAGCCTTGAGAGTATCTTCAAATGTCTCACATAGATCAATCTTGTTTAAGAAAAATCTCTCTTCCCCAGAGAATGGAATATCATAGTATGTGCCGATCTTGTAGTGAAGATTAACACGATCAGCAAGAATCATCTCAGATATATTTTTCTTCTTGACTTGAAAGAAATCATCATTGTGTAATTCAGTATATCCCTTGTAAAAAGTCTTTGAGATACCATCATATCTTCTTTTCATCAATTTCTCAATACGAGCATCTTCTACTATGTTTACAAAACTAGGATGTATTTCATACTCTTCCCACCAATCTTCATCAGGTGTATATAATGCGTGGCCAACCTCATGACTCACAAGCATATCAATAACGTTCTCAGATGCCTTGTCCCATAGAGGTAGAGTCAAAACTCTTGTCTGTACATTGAACTCAGCGGTCTCAACTTTACGATGTTCTACAACTAGATCTTCTGTAGCAAGTAACTTAGCGAGTTGTGATTTGATTTCGTGCTTGATGGTCATGAGGTTTCTTGTCTGATATACCTATAATAACAACGAAACCGCCCCTTGGGACGGTTTAGTAGACACTTTGTCAACTGTCTACTTCGTTTTCTTGCTTGTCTTAGTGCTTGCGGTTTGAGGTGACGCTTCTGTTCTTTTTTAGAATGATGTCGCCAATTTGGAACTCTCATTTAATCTCTTTGCCTCCAGTCGTCTGATCGTTTATCATTTCGGAACCAATCTGCAATATCATCTGCTCCATTGAAACCCTTTCTATGTTTCCTTGAATCAGAGTCTCCTATATCCAAGTACTTAAGAAAAGTTGAGTCATCATCTGTTTTTAACCTTCTTGCCGAACTTAACATACCTCTTGCAGATGTATTCGCTTTGGACAATTTTTCAGCCCATATCATGTCTTCTAAGTTTACCTCTTGTCCTGCTGCGATGGATTTACAGATGCCTTCAAGTCGAAGACGATATTGTGTTGATAACATAAACTAATATATTGCATTAGAAATATTTATCAGGCACCATTATCTACTCGCTTACTAAACCCTCTTTCCTTACTAAATTTAATTAAATGATCAAATTTATCATGTAAATCAGACTTATGTGAGATAACGAAGATATTTGCATCCTTAATTATGTAACGAATTATCTTCATAAATTCATCAACACCAAATCCATCAAGAGAACTATCAAACACTTCATCCATGATTAACAGATTTGTATTGACTGAGTTCTTGACTCTTGCTACCTCTCTCCATGTAAACAATAAAGCCAAGTCAATACGCATTTTCTCACCTTCACTAAAGGATGAATATGAAAAGTCTTCATGTATTGGTGACTCTACTGTTTCATTAAACTCCTCATCTAACTTAAAGTTGATATAGAAATCCATCATCTGCAAGTAACGATTGACCTGCTTATTAATAAGCGGTAGATATTTTCTAATTATCTTAGTCTTAACACCATCATCCTTCAAAAGAGAGTAGGCAAAGTCATGGTGAACTATGTCTTGATTTCTTTCGGAAAGTTTATCGTCAGTTGTTTTGAGACTATTCTTAAACTCTTCTAACTTTTCATGTTCAGTATTTCTGTTTTTAAACTGCTCGGTAATAGTTTGAATTTCTGATTCAAGTTCTCTAATCTGTTTTTGGTTGATAGAGATGTGAGTATTGTTTTTAGAAATGCCATTATTGAGTTTAGTAATCTCCTTTGTTAGTTTGACAAACTGACGCTCTCTTTCCTTCTCTTGTTTGATAGTTTTTTCTAAGTCTTCAAAACCTTTCTTAAGTTTCTTAGCCTCAGATTGAGCATCTTCAATCTTATTTAAACGAAAGTCTTCTTCTATATGCTGTGTACAGGTGGGACAAACCGTATTCTCTTTGAAGAACTTATGTTCTTTGGTAATGGTAGATACCTTATTCGATATCTGTCCTTTAAAGTTGTTCAGTTTGGACAGTTTCTTGTCAGCACCTACAAACTTTTCTTGCTCTGTGCTTGTATCGCGAACTTTATTCTCTAACTCCTCATTTATAATCACATAATCATCAGTTTCTTTAATGAGATCATCAATCTTCTTTTTTCGATTCTTTACATCTTCTTTACTACGATTTTCTATCTCCTTTATAAACTTATCCTGCATCTGAATCTTATCTTCTAGATTCTCTTTTTTCAAAACTAATGATCGAACCTGTTCTTTCTGAATCCTCAACTTATCTTTCAATAAGTTATTCATGAATGAGAAGATACGGATATCAAGTAAATCTTCAATTACATCACGACGAACTGAACTTGATAATTGCATAAAGGGAACAAAGGTACTACTTCCGAGTATGACTATCTGTGTAAATGATCTATAGTTAACTTTAAGAATATTATCTTCTAATATTTTCTGATTTGATCGATCATCAGCCTGCCGATGTAAGGGTTCTCCATTAACTTCTATATCAAATACATTAGGTTTGATTCCTCTTCTTACTAGATATTCTCTGGAATTTACATCAAACTCTAATTCTACAACACATTCTCTTTCATTGACGGTATTGAGAAGTTGTAATTTATTAATTTTACGGAATGGTTTATTGAATAAAACAAACGTTAGTGCGTCTAACAGAGTGCTCTTTCCAGACCCATTATGTCCAATTATTAAGTTCGTATTATGTTCAAGAAAGTCAATTTCTGTCCAACGGTCTCCTGTTGAGAGGAAATTCTTCCATTTAATCTTCTTGAATCTTATCATTACTAGGTGGAATCACAAGGTCATCAGGTGTGATGACAGCATACTTATAATTATACATGCTACAAGTCTTTATGGCAAGGTCATCTTCAACTTCTATAACATGCATGTCTTTCGACTCAAGATTATCCTCTAACATCATTGCATAACGAACCGCATCATCCTCTTCTTCAAAAAGAAAGAGAACTTTATTACCATCAGAATCTTGAACAGCGTATGCACCGTCATCTTTCCGGTTATTAAGAGTTAGTAAATACATCATTCTACCTCGCAGGCTTGTCTGTACAGATCACGAAAAATGTTTTTCACAATTCCTTTATCAAACTCAATTTCTGCTTCATCAATGTAACGATTCAATATTGAAATTGTATTTTCATCTTCTTCAACATCAAACTCTTCATTTTCAACTATCGCAAAATTTTCAACAATCTTTAAATCCTGAACTCCTGAACGATATAATTTATCAATAAATTTTTGGAATTCTTTTGGACTTGATTTCTTACGAACAATAACTTTTACAATTTTATTTTCATATTCAGTAGTATTGAACAACTGATGATTAGTATCTTCATAATACACGTTATAGAATAATTTATAAGGATTGTTAATTGGAGTATGTTCTAAAGTGTCTGTATCAAATAATGTAAATCCTCTTGGATCATTAACATCATTCCAAAACATCTCATATGGATTACCCAAGTAAAATATTTTACCATCAGTAGATCGTGTATGAAAATGTCCAGAGAACACTTTATCAAACTTATCAAACACCTTTACATCCATACCATCTTCCATCATGTGACCACGAGTTGCCTTAAATCCATTCAACTCAAGATGTCCCATTGCTATCTTAGCTGGTGATTTTGTAATAACCTCTAAGGTTTCATCATAGTTATCAACACTTATCCACGGTAAAAGAAGAATATCTAAACCATCTAGTTTAATATCTTTTGCACTTGAATACGTTGTAATATTATCGTAATTGGTTAGTAATAATTCTGGAGAGTTAATTTCATTTGTGTTCTTATAATAACAATCATGATTTCCTGTAATCGCATGAACCTTGTATTTCTTCATTGGTTCAAATACAACTCTCTTAGCCCACTCAAGACTATAGTAATCGATTGACTTACGACTATCAAAAACATCACCCATATGAATAATAGTGTCAATGCCCTCTGCTTCTAATGAGGGAAAGAATATATTTTTGTAGAATAATTCAAAATAATCATGTAAATGTTTTGATCCCTTACGAGCACCGTAATGGGTATCAGTTATAATGGCAACTCTCATCTATTTTTCTTCTGTGCGATGTTATCCTTAATTGTATTATACTCAGACATTGCTCCTGTCAAGGCACCATCTTCAACTGTCATGACTTCATCAAATCCAGTCTTTTCAATAATTTTATTTTTTATATCTAACTGCTTCTTCTCCTTCTGTATGCGTCTTAGAAAGGCATAATGAATTATTTGTGTAAAGTATGCAAAAGGATTACGAGACTTCTCTGGATCGAAATTATGGATATATTGAACACAATTCTCAATACCGTCTGATATCATATCATCACGGAACATATAATTTACAAAATTTGGTTTGTATGACAAGTGTGTTGCAATCTTTAAAAAACAAGATCCAAGATAATTGGTAATTCTAGGTTTTGGTAGATCTTTCTCTTTTGCAATAGCAACTTTTTCTCGATAGACAATAAGTGCCTCCAAGAGTTCTTTGTTATTTACATAGTGCTCAGACTTCTTTCTAGGCATGACATCTTATCTGTCGTAACTATATTATATTATAGCATATTTATTTTGATTGACAAGTTTGATAACAATATCAAAATTATTTCAATTTTGAGAGGTGACGGGGTGACAAACTTAACATACTTGACAAGACTCTAAAATATGTGTACAATAACCTTTGTGAGGTTTGAAAGGAATTAAGGCTCCTTTGAATCAGACTTAAAGATCTTTTCGAGAGATTCTCTTTTCTTTTGGACACTAGAGATATATCCTAATTTAGGATCTCCAGGCCAACTGATTTTTCCTTTTTTATTTCTAGATTTTATAACTTGGAGGTCGTCCTCGTCTTTCTCTTCGATATATTGTTTATAAATTGAAATTAACTTCTTATCATGACACTCTGTCATTGTAATTACTTTATCCATTCTTAGTACAAACATATCTTCTTCTGTCATGTTCATCCAAGGAGTTACTTTGATATAATTTAGTTGATTTGACTGCGGATGAAGCGGTTTCATCTTGATTGGATTATGAAGTATCAATATTGGTTCATCTTCACTTTCATCCACACAAACAAGTGCGAAGATCTCCTCTCCGGATACAAGTTTAAGAATGCTGTAGAATTCGTCTCCCATTACTTTTTAAGTGAGATATTGATGATTTCATAATTAAATTTTTCATAGTTATAGATTTTTAATCTCTCTATGAGATGATTTAATGTGTAGTTACGTCTTGATTTATATGTCGCATCATCAGCGATATCATATAAAGTTGCCTTTATTTTGTTGTTTCCTTTACGAAGCACTCTTCCGATGGATTGGAGATTTCGTATACGCGACTTGGAGGGAGAAGCGAAAATAACGTTATGGAGATTACGGATATTGATACCAGTAGAAAAAGTTCCGTAGGAGGCCACGATAATGGCATTATTTTCTTTTTCAGTGATTTCACGAACTTTTTCACGATCTTCAGCATCTACTCCACCATGAACAAAAAAGGTTTGACGTTGTTCAAGTACGTTATTATTTATTAGATCAAATAAAACCTTTCCGTGGCCTTCGACTCGTGAAAACAATATAAGTGTATTGCCTTTGAGGTCAAGTGCTAAGTTTCGGATAAACTTATTTCTCTTTTCGTTTGTAATTATAAATTGTATCTCATCTTCAAATGTTTCAAATTTTTGAGGTGGATGTTTGAGAAGCAAAATATTAATATCAAGTTTTGCAACATGACCTTTGATCATGAGGTCTTTTGTCCCTATAATTTTGTATGAAGGCCCAAACAAACCCTCTAAAACCCATTTATGAGTCTGTGTTCCATCCAGTGTGCCAGTAAATCCAAACCTGTATTTTGCATGGTCAAGTTTTGTCATTATAGATATTAATGACTTTGATTTAAATTGGTGCGCCTCATCCCCAATCACAACACTAAATCTTTTAAAATACTTTCGGGGGAGTTTGTAGATTGATTGCCAAGTGGTTATGATTACTTGAGAGTCTGTCTCTCGTTCTTTTCCTGCGTATATCTTGTGGCAAAATGAACC